AGCAGATGAAATGCAGAAGGCAGTTCTAGGCGGTCAGACTGCTATGGGTGATACTTTAAAAACCATAGGCGATAACGCCAACACTTATTATGGCGATCTTTCATCTAATCAGTCAACTATTACGGATAATATTGGAACTGTTCAGACAGATTTAAATACTCTTCGTACTGACCAATCAGACGCTAATACTTTAGCCAATCAAGCTAGGGCAGAATTAGCATCCACCGTCACTGGTGGATTTGATACTGTAACGACAAAGCAGGGTCAGGCCGAGTACATGGCTGCTCAACGAAATAACGCTGTTCAACAACAGTTAGCTGCTCAGTCTGGTGTTAATCCAGCGACTACATATTCCACTGCAGCGGCACAATTGAGCCAGGGTAATGCCCCGTCACAAAGCAACAGCACACAGGATTTTGTTAATCGGCTAGCCTCTGTTCGTAATATAATCGAAACTCAGGGAGCTTCACTAGAGCCCGCAGTTTTAGCTGAATACACTACACTGGCTAATGGCTTCGATGCGGCAGGAAAGCTTGTGCAAACAGGCGTAGCCTCTAATGGCAACAGCATTCGACGCGGTCTGACACAAGAGGGTATGTTAGTTACAAACACTTACAATGCACAGAATGTGTTAGCGACCCAAACAAATTCTGATATTAATTCGTTAATTTCCGTTATCCAACCAGCGGGACAATTTGGTGACCTTTCTGTTGGTGGCGGCATTATGTCTAGTCAATCCAACAGCCCCTTCATTCAACAGTAATGAACTAAGGAGCAGTAAATGCACCCTACAAAAATTTCTCAAGACGGTATTAATCTAGTTAAAAAGTTCGAGGGCTTACACAAAGTACAGCCTGATGGAATGGTGAGTGCATATCGCTGCTCCGCTGGACGGTACACTTGCGGCTGGGGGGCAACTCGCGGAGTTCGTTCTGGTACAAAGTGGACTAAAGAATACTGCGAAATGCGCCTTGTAGAGGATCTAAGTGATCACTCAAAGGCAATTAAGAAGTACGTCCAAGTACCTCTTTCCCAAGGACAATATGACAGCCTTACTTCATTCATTTTCAATTTAGGTGAGGGTGCGTTCCGTAGCTCTACTTTGCTGAAAAAATTGAACAAGGGTCTGTATGATGATGTCCCAGAACAAATCATGCGCTGGAATAAATGTAAAATAGACGGTAAATTAACTCCCCTTAAAGGTCTTACCAGACGTAGGGCTGCAGAAGCTGCAATATTTAGCCGTGACGCTCTAATGCCTTCGGATGAGGATGGCCCGACAATGCCTCAGAGGGTAACTGCAGAAGCTCCTAAAAGTCTGATGAAGTCTAAGACTATGGCAGGTGCGGGTATTGCTGGCGCAGCCACAGGTCTCAACGAAGTAGCGGGTCAGATGCAGGGTCTATTGCCATATGCTGAGAGCCTTAAAACTGTATTCCTAATCTGTGCAATCGGCGGGATAGCATTAGCTGCTTACGCTAGATTTAAAGATAATAAAGAGGGCATTCATTAGTGTTCATCTTTGGCAAAATAAAAACCTACATTATTGGCGCTTTGGCACTGGCGATACCCATAATTTATGTGATGGGCAAGGTCATGGGTGCATCTAAAGAGAAGAATAAAGTTATTAAAGACGAGCTTCAAGCATCTGAAAAAGCAAAGAACTTTTATAAGGCGATGTCGGAAAATGAAAAAGATAGTATTACTGACCGCCCTAGTCTCATTAAGCGGCTGCGCGGAAACGGTCTATAGAACCAACTTAGAAATTTATTGCCCTCCAGTAGAACAATACTCAGAAGATTTTACTGAAATACTGGCTGCAGAGCTAGACGTTTTACATGAAGACTACGAGGCAATCCCAGAGGTGGTCACCGATTATATACTACTGCGAGATCGTATTCGACAGTGTAAGGCTGAGAAGGAAAAACTATAATGAGTTGGTGGTCAGATAACGTCGGAGGCGGTAATAGCTTCACTGAGAGTGTAGCTAATGTATTCACAAAAGAGGATGGGGCTACTTATGTAGGTGGAACCTTGTATGATGATGATAGTGGAATGCAAATTACCAGTACAGGTGGGGAAGCTGATAAATATACAGGTTCTGCCAACAGCACTAGTACCAATAATACAACTGATAATGGGACGGCTGTAACTAAAATTGAGGCCAGCCCCGCTGTCGCTGGTTCTACGGGCTACACCATAGCTGGGGTAGCTGGGATGATTATGGACCCCACTGGTATGTTTAAGAATGGGTTAATGTATTTAACTGGTATAGCAGAAGACGATCCTGCTATTGAATCCAAACTGTCTAATGGTAAATCCATCTTTAAGAAGGCAGACGGTGGAACCTATGCCATAAACTTCTTAGGTCTACCTTACGATGTTGTGCAGGTAACTAAAGATGGTAAGCTAGGCTATTATGATAAGTTAAGTCTAAAAGTAGACGAAACTGGTAAAATACTGACTGATCAAGATGCTGAAGGCGGCATATCAGGGTACACTTTCCGTAAAAACGAAAGCGAAGTTAGTGGCGATAGCGATACAAATAACCAGATAGCCGCCTTAGAAGAAGCTAATACTGCAGAGGCAGCGGCTGAAGCAGGTGAAAAGACCGTAGCCGAAAGAGTATTAGAGTGGGCTACAAGTGCTGGCGTTGATACAGCGGAGATGGATACCATCTTAGCCGACCCAGAGAAGTTTCTTTCTGACAGAGGCCTAACCTTAGAGGATATAGCTAAGACTGAAGTAGCCTCATTAGAGACAGCATCTGAAGCAGATAACGTAATTATAGACGGCAATGATGACAAGTTTGCAATGGACCCTGGCGGGATTGATGCCCAACTTACTGAGGTAGCAGAGGCTAATATGTCTACCGTAGATGGCGTAACTTCATCAACCGCTGAGACATATACGGCTGAGACTAACTCCGAAAAGATGGCTGACGGCTCCTACGACATGACTGCAGCCACTGGCACTATCGACAAAGATAACCTAGTCGATGCATCTGCTATAGAGACAGATATCAATGCCGCTGCTACTGGCGTTAATGCGGATGGCACAACTAATCAGGTTGGCGTAGCTCTCAATAATTATGCTACCCAAAAGTTTAGCACTATCATCGACACCTCCACAGTCAGTGGCAAAAATCTAGCGAAGTCCCTCGGAGAGGGTAACTATGTAGATGAAAAGGCTACAATCACTGGTCAGATGAAGATAATCTCTGCTCAGTTCGTAAATGAACAGGGACAATCAGTAATTCCAAAGTGGGCTCAGGGCATGGCTAGGGCTGCAGCCGCAACTATGGCATTTGATGGTATTACAGGGTCTGCACAAACTTCAGCTATGGCAGCGGCAATTCTCGAAGCAACCTTAGGTGTTGCAGAGAAAGAGGCCACATTCTTTCAGACGCTTACAAATAAGAACCTAGATAATAAGCAGCAAGCTATTATTAATAAAGCTAATGTTTTATCCAACTTTGAGATATCTAACCTAGGTGCAAGACAGGCAGCGGCTGTTCAGAATGCTAAATCGTTCCTAGAAATGGATCTTACTAATCTTACTAATGAACAGCAGACTGCAGTTATAAATAAGCAAGATCGTACACAGGCTCTGTTTGAAGACAGTAAAATTATAAACGCGCAGCGTCTATTCACAGCCGAACAGAATAATGAATTTAAGACGTTTTATGATGAACTTAATGTGTCCATCCAAAAGCATAATACTACTGAAATGAATGCCCTTCGCAGGTTTAATGCGGGTGAGTCAAATGATATGTCATCTGCCAATGCTGAACTTCAGAATAACCGCGAAAAGTGGTATCAGGAGATGCAGTATAATATTGATACTTCTAATGCAAAATGGCGTCAGGAAATTATTAAAAAGGGATTTGAGACTACGTGGGACGCCATCTCTACAGATGTAAAGAATGGATTAGATATTACCACAGAGGTGCAGAACCAAATTTGGGATTCCACTGAAAACCTTCTTGATTGGATTGGTAAATTTACTACGAGTGAGCTTAACGCTGAAGTACAACTTCTCAAAGCTCAAATGGATGCACAAGCTGGGCAATCTAAAGGTGGTGGCATCCTGGGTGGTGTCCTCAAAGTTGCAGGCACAGTATTAGGTTTGGTTGATAGGCCTTGGTGGATGAAGTAAAGGAAAATAGACATGAATTTTGAAGATGCAATTAAGAAATCCATTAAGTTATTTTTAGCAGGTAAACAGCCAGAAGCTCTTCGGGCGACTAAAGACACTGACTTTACCTATTCCGCTGAATACTTTGATCTTCTTGAGGAAGATTTATTGGATGAGCCTACGGAAAGTACAAAGGCGAGATTAGCTAAAGAGGAAAAAATTAATGCAGCTTGAAGCACCAATTCCTGGCGAGAATTTTACCTCTGATACGAAGAATATGCCATGGCATAGGCCACCTGATCTAACTGATTATGATGAGGCAATTGAATACTTCTTTGATAGATTAGAAGACCCAGAGCAGATGGAAATGACCTTTGCTATGATTGGCATTAACGCCCACATAACAACAATTGTATCGACAATACTCTTACAGGCAATTCGATTAGGTAAAGTCAGCATAGATCTAGCTATATTGATAGCAGGTCCACTTGCTAGAATTATAGAAATACAGGCAAAGAGTGTGGAGCTAAAGTATGAAATGGGGGTCGAGGATAAAGACCGTATTATTATTACCCCTACACTACTTAGAGCAACGCTAGGTGTAGTATCTGATGAAATACCTGATGACGTTGAAGAATTATCTGAAGAAGAAATTACGGAAAGCCCTCAAGGTCTAATGTCTATGCCCTTAATGGGTAGTTCTGACGTAGCCCCTGCAGAAGAGCAGGCAGCAATGCTTGGCGGTCCATCTGAACCTGTAGAAGAAGAAGAGGTATAGCATGAGCTTTAGAACTGAAGCAGGGAATGTCCGTAAAGGTTTAGATAAAGGCATTTATAAGAAGCCTAGTAAGGATTTTGATGGCTTTGCTGATGCCCTAAGTGCAGGTCTTGTTCGCGCCGATCAAGCAAAGCTACAGGAAGATACAGCTATTAGGCGAGAGAAGCGTGACGAAGCTAGGGCTGTTCGTGCTAGAGCGGCGGCGG